CAAAAACAACAGATGGATCTTTACGGTGAAGCACTTGACGGATTAGACGACTCAGATAAATTTGCACAAGGTGGACGTGCAGGGTTTAAAGGAGGTTCAGGTAAAGGAATTATGGAATTTTTTCAAAACATGATTAAACCAAGAAAGCCTAAAGTGTTTGATGAAAAAAGATTTAGAGAAGGTCCGATTAGTTTAGAGTTTTTAGAAAATTTACAAAAGAAAGATCTTGAAAAATTTATTAGAACTAGAGACACGAGTGGTCGTGGTGGTTATGGCATGTACAAAGACTTTGCAGATATGCCTGCAGGACTAAGAGCAGCAGAATTAATCAAAACAATTAAAGGACCACGTAATCAAATAAATTACAAAGCAGCAGAATTATTTTTAGGTAAAAAATTAAAAGGTAATGAAAGCGCTGATGAACTTATTCAAATGTTAAACAGACAAGAAATGCGAGCAGATGGTGGACGTATCGGTTACAAAGATGGACCAGATATGGGTCGAAGAAATTTTTTAAAAATAATGGGTGGCCTTGCAGCAATACCTATTGTTGGTAAATTTTTTAAATTAGCAAAAGCAGGAAAGACTGTAAATAAAGTTCCAATAATTAAAACAGGAGATGTACCTGGTAAACCAGAATGGTTTGATGCTTTGGTTAACAAAGTTATTCTTGAAGGTGATGATGTCACTAAAAAATTTGCAACTAAAGAACGAGAAATTGTTCACATGAAAAAAATAGATGACGAGACGAGTGTCATGGTAACACAAGATCTAAATGATGGTTCTATTATGGTTGATGTGGATGATCCGATAAGAAATGTCATGGGAGAGGGAGCTGGTCTTGAAACAGATACAAAAGTTCAAATGATGCTTAAAAAAGGTCAGGCTGATGAAACTACAAAAGGCACACCTCCCGATGAGTTTTCATTTACAGAAAATGACATGAGAAATTATATGGATGGTCCTGATGATTATACAACAGAGTTTACAGAAAATACTGTAGACAAAATGAAAGATCTTACATCTGATCTAGGTAAGATCAAGAGTTATGCCACTGGTGAAGGACCCACAATGAAACAAATTGTAGAGTCTAAAAAAAGAAAAGACATGGTTAAATTTGCAGAAAAAAAGCCTGCAGAGTATGCAGCAGATCGTGGTCCAGATATTGATACAAAAGATTATGACTACGCATCAGGCGGCATCGCTAGAATGTTAGGGGAATAATGAACCCGTTAAAATACGCACAGATGATGAAGTATCTGACTAGGGCAAAGAAAACTAAGCCAGATCTTCCTGATGTCTTTCCTGCAAGCAAAGCACCTATCCCACCAAAAACACAAAACGTTGAAGAGATAGAAGCTATAAATAGATTTAGTAGAGATAATCCAAGAACAGAAAAAGCAGGTGGTGGACGTATACCTTTTAACAAAGGTGAAAGAGTTGATTTAGATTATATAAATTTAACTCGTATAGAAAATGCTAAAGAAAAGAATAAACCAATTAGTGATTCGCCTAAATTTAAATATGTTCCAGGTGAGAAAAATATAACTTACACAGAGTATCAAGATAAACAAACTGGAGAAAAATTTAAACGATATCATGTTCGTATAAGAAAAAATGTGAATAGTGTGCAAAAAACTCTTACGAAAGGAAAAGAGTTTCAAGAAATAACTTCGTTAGATAAAGCCAAAAAAATTAGAGATGATTTTAGAAAGGCAAACCCTAAAAATATTAAACCACGTGACCCTAAAAAAGATTATCTTTCTAAAGACATTAGAAGACAGTTTGAAAAAGATCTACAAGGTAGAATAATCGATTTTGGTGCACCAAAAGGATATACAGCGCATCATATGCTACCTCTTGCAGGGAAAGCAGATGTAACAGATAGCGACATAGCAATCATTAGTAATAAAATGAATTCAAATTTATCAGAATTTGACAAACCAATGAATGCATTGGTTAATGAGGCGTATGCTTTAGATTTTTCTAAAGAGGGTTCTTTAAAAAGAATGGACGAAATAAATAAAGAACTAGCTGACATTGTTAAAAAAGCTAAAAAAAAATTACCAAAAAAGTATGAGGGATTAATTGGTTTTAATAAAATTACACCAGTATTAGGAGAGTTTGATGTTAAAGGTAATCAAGTGTTTGATATAGAAAGAATTAGTTCAGATTATAAAAAATCTATAGGTCAAAAAAAAATAGGTATTCCACTTCGAGATATAAAAAGAAGTGAAATAAGAAAACTAGTTTCTGAAGCTCCAACATTTGGAGCTTTAGATGTGCCTTCAATGTTTAAAAGATTAAGTCCAGGTGCTAGAAAATTAATTAGTGGTGCTGGTGGTTTTATATTACCAGAGGTTTTATTTTATCAACTTGATAAAAGAAACAGAATGTCAAAAGGACAATCTGAAAAAGAGGCTGCAGCTGGGGCATTAGAAAGTGGAACACTAGGGGCTTATGAAAACAAAGCTTACATGGAAGAACTAAAAAAGGTGGCAGAATCTATGAACATAGATTCAAGTTCTTTTGACGCTGCTTATCAACTTAATCTTTTATCAAAAAGTTTTAATCAAAATAATGCTAACTATGAAAAAAATTACATGCAATTACTTGAAATAGGAGATGAAAAAAGAGCAGAAGATCTTAAGAAAAATTTTGATAGATATACAAAAGAAACACAAAATAAATATTCTTTATTAGCTAATAATATTTCAGATAATGTAATGAATACTGTTGGTGCTTCACCTCTTATAATGAAAGAGGGAAGAGAAAATATTACACAAGAACAATTTGAAAAACCTTTTTATAATATGCGAGATACTGCTTTAGAAAAATTAAAAAGAGAAAAACAAAAAGCTTTTGATACACAAAAAAGACAAGTAGACACTGCAGCTGGTAGCGTAGGAGAAAATTTTTACCAGACTTTTGATTCTTTAACACAGGGAGCTAAAAATATACTACAAGGTAGAGTAATACCATTTGCATCTAAAATAGGTCTTCCTCAATATGAGCCATTAGAATCAGATCGTGAAAGAGAAGCTAGATATTTAAAAGAAATGGATCCAAGAGAATTATTTTTGTATAACAAAGAAAGAGGTTTTACTTACGATAAACCAATAACATCAGCAGACATTGAAAACTTACAATATGAAAATCCTGGTTTATTTGCAGGTGGTGGTATAGCTAAATTAGCTGGTGTATCATCAGGTGTGGCACCAGAATCAGGACCTAATCCACAAGGGTTGCTATCCCTTAAAAACCGTGTTAGAAACTACTAGGAGTAATATATGGCAGAAATAGACAAAGGACTCCCGAACACTAGAAACAAACTTGAGATTCCTTCAGAAGAAGAAATACAAGAAGTTGCCGTTCAGGAACCAGTAGAAGAAAAAGGACCAATCGAAGTTATCCCAGAAGAAGACGGTGGTGTAACTTTAGACTACGAACCAGGTGCAGTAAATATCCCTGGAACAGAATCACACTTTGATAATTTAGCAGAACTTTTACCAGATGATGTTTTAGAACCAATCGGTAATGAGATGACTCAAAATTATATGGACTACAAAGCTTCAAGAAAAGAATGGGAGCAGTCTTATGTATCAGGATTAGATCTTTTAGGATTTAAATATGAAAACAGAACTGAACCTTTCCAAGGAGCTAGTGGTGCAACTCACCCAGTTCTTGCAGAAGCAGTTACACAGTTTCAAGCACAGGCTTACAAAGAATTATTACCAGCCGATGGACCCGTAAGAACACAAGTCATAGGTGTAAAAAATCCTGGAACAGAACAACAATCAAATCGTGTTAAGGATTTTATGAATTATTTAATTATGGATCAAATGAAAGAATATGAAGCAGAGTTTGATTCTATGTTATTTCATTTACCATTAGCAGGTTCAACATTTAAAAAAGTTTACTATGATGTAAATATGGGACGAGCTGTATCTAAGTTTGTTCCAGCAGATGAATTAATCGTTCCGTATACAGCTACCTCATTAGATGATGCGGAAGCGATTATTCATAAAGTAAAAATTTCAGAAAACGAATTAAGAAAACAACAAGTTAATGGTTTCTACAGAGATGTAGAGTTAGGCCCGCCAGGTACAGATTCAAATGATGAACTTGCAAAAAAAGAACGTGAGCTAGATGGCACAAAGAAAACAGGTAAGAACGAACCAGTGTATACTTTGTTAGAGTGTCACGTTAATTTAGATTTAGAAGGTTTCGAAGAAGTCGGAGCAGATGGAGAACCGACTGGAATAAAATTACCTTACCTCGTAACTGTTGAAGAAGGTAATAGGAAAGTTTTGTCTATAAGACGAAACTATGCGCCCGATGATCTAAAGAAACGTAAGATCCAATATTTTGTCCACTTCAAATTTCTGCCAGGACTAGGATTTTATGGCTTTGGACTCATTCACATGATTGGCGGATTGAGCAGAACTGCAACTTCTGCTCTCCGTCAATTACTAGATGCGGGTACACTATCTAACTTACCTGCAGGATTTAAACAAAGAGGTGTAAGAGTTAGAGATGAAGCATCACCAATTCAACCAGGTGAGTTTAGAGATGTTGATGCACCAGGTGGTAATTTAAGAGATGCATTCTTTCCATTACCATACAAGGAACCTTCTCAAACATTATTAAATTTATTAGGTATCGTTGTTAACGCTGGTCAAAGATTCGCGGCTATTGCTGACATGCAAGTGGGCGATGGAAACCAAGGTGCTGCAGTTGGAACTACAATTGCATTATTAGAACGTGGTTCAAGAGTAATGTCTGCAATACATAAGAGATGTTATGCAGCGATGAAAAATGAATTTAAATTATTATCAAAAGTGGTTGCTCAATATTTACCACCAGAATATCCATACGATGTTGTAGGTGGACAAAGAAATATAAAACAAACAGATTTTGATGACAGAGTAGATGTAATTCCTGTAGCTGATCCTAATATTTTTTCAATGTCTCAAAGAATAACATTAGCTCAGACACAATTACAAATTGCAACATCGAATCCACAATTACATAATATGTATCAAATATATAGAAACATGTACAATGCGATTGGTGTTAAAGATGTTGATGCAGTTCTACCACCACCAGCGCCAACAGCGCCGATGGACCCAAGTATGGAACACATTAATGCAATGGGAGGAAAATCTTTTCAAGCTTTTCCTGGTCAAGATCACAGAGCACACATCACAGCTCACTTAAACTTTATGTCAACTAACATGGTTAGAAATAATCCTATGATTATGGCTGCAATACAAAAAAATATTTTAGAACATATTAGTTTAATGGCACAAGAACAGGTACAATTAGAGTTTAGAGAGCAAATGCAACAGATGATGATGATGCAACAACAAGCGGCTATGAATCCTCAAGTACAAGCACAGCTTCAAGCATTAACAAATCAGGTTGAATCAAGAAAAGCTATCTTAATTGCAGAGATGACAGAAGAATATATGAAGGAAGAGAAAGAAATTACGTCACAATTTGACAATGACCCTCTTTTAAAACTAAAATCACGTGAAGTTGACTTGCGTGCGATGGAAAATGAGCGTAAAAAGAACGCTGATAAGGCTGATGAAGACCTTGCAAGAGCAAAATTAATGCAAGCGCAAGATTTAGCTGAAGATAAACTAGATCAGAATGAAGATTTAGCAAAATTACGAGCTGGAGTTAGTCTTGCAAAGTCAGGAATTGATCAAGCAGCTATTGTAATGGACGATAATTAATGTTAAGGAGATAATATTATGATAAACTATAAAAAATCAAAGCAAATAGACATTCCAGAACAGAATGTAGAGGTAGATCCAAGATCTAAGACTACAGCTGATGGTGCTTTCAACTATATTCCTACAGGAGACAAGGAAAAAGTTAGAGGAACTAAAAGAATGTTAGCTGAAAAGAAAAAAGAAGCTACTTGGTACTAAATCATGTGGTTATCGGCAATTAAATTAGCCGTTTCTGCTGGAAGTAAGATTTATGCTAACAAGCAGAGAACGAAAATGGCAATGTCAGATGCACAATTAATGCATGCTGAAAAGATGGCCCGAGGTGACGAAGCTTACCAGGGAAAATTGCTAGAAGCTAGACAATCAGATTGGAAAGACGAGGCAGTTTTGATAATTTTGTCGTTGCCCGTGTTGGTGCTCGCTTGGGCAGTCATATCGGACGACCCGACAGCGATGGACAAAGTAAAATTATTCTTCGATATGTTCTCGCAGCTCCCGTCATGGTTCACAAATTTATGGATCCTTGTCGTGGCGAGTATTTATGGTATAAAGGGTACACAAATTTTTAGAAACGGAGGAAAAAAATGAGTAGTAAATTCGTAGGTGCTAAAAAATTATTTTTTAGTGGTTTTTCAAAAGTATTTAAAGGTCCACAAGACCAAGGTAAAGTTGCAACTATTGGTGGAGTTAGACCAGCTAAAAATTTAAAACAAAAGTTTGATGCAAAACAAAAATTATTTAAAGGCGTAGATGAAAAAGGATCTAATTTATCAACCGTTCAAAAAGGTAAATTTAAAAAAGAAGGTTCTCAAAAAATAGATAGAATTTTTAAGAAATACGAAAAAAAAGCTGATGGTGGCAGAATCGGTAGAAGATTTGGTGGAGACACTATGAAAAAGAAAACAAATGTTGAAAAGATAAAAGAAACATTTTCACCAAAAGGTAAAAATTTAAAACCTGTAGATCCAAAAAAACAAAAAGGATTAGCAAAACTTCCAAGAAAAGTTAGAAACAATATGGGTTATATGAAAAGCGGGGGAAGAGCATAATGGCAAAATTGTGTCCAAAAGGTAAAGCCGCAGCGAAGCGAAAATTTAAAGTGTATCCATCAGCATACGCTAACATGTATGCATCTGGAGTATGTTCAGGTAAAATCAAACCAGGCGGAAGAAAAAAAGCTATGGGTGGTGGAATGATAGATATGACTAGAATGAAATATTTAACAGGAGGACAAGTATAATGGCCAACAGAACTAATCCTGACAATTTAACTGGTGAACAAATAAAAGAATTAGAAAAATTAAATCTTCT